GTCAAGCACCACCCCATCGAAATACTGACCACGTAAAGAATCGGCATTGTCAGAACCATAAAGACTAATACGCCTGCCCCAAAAATCCACCCTAAGCTCTGATATGTTAGCCGTAGCACCCAATGGACGAGTGAACTCAAGAAGGTAATCCCAAGCCACACGCTTAGACTGAGCGTAAGTAGGAGCAATATAAGCAAATCTCGGATTCGGTTTATCACACTCAATCGCAGCCTTTATGAGTTGATTGATAGCACTTACAGTTTTCCCAAATCTTCTATGGGCAACTACGACTGTAAACCTATTGTTGTCAACCGCATCGTGAATTTTTATCTGCAATTCACGGGGTTTGTACGGAATTACAATGTCTGCCAATTTTTACCTTCCCAAATACGATAAATAGCAGATTTACTTACATTAAACTTTCTAGCTAATGCAGTTCCAGTTCCTTTTTTACCGCCTTTTGCCTCACGTATTTCTTTAACTTTGATATCGTCTAACTTAGCCCATTTTGCATTAGAGCCACGATTATTAGGTTGGAAATGTCTACCCATACGCATCATATCTGCTGCGTTTTCTTTTGCAGTACCAGGTTCTAAATGATATGGATTCACGCAATTAGGATTACCGCACTTATGCAGGATTATTTTACCTTTTGGTATTTCTCCACGATAGAGCCTATAAGCTGTTCTGTGCGCTCTTTCGTTGCCTTGACCTCTAGCACCACGACCAATAACTCCATATCCATTTTCATGAGTTGCGCCCATCCATACCCAACAATCCATAAAAGGAATCCGCTCTACCTTTGCCTCAAATCTTTCGGCTAATGACTGTCTCATTTCAGCCATGTCACGCTATGCTCTACTGCGCCACCATCTGCACCTGTTATCTCTGACCTAGCCAGCTTAGGTACGTGGTACTCACATAGCTTATTCATTAGGTCTAAAGCCTTGTAAGGATCGTCCTTAGCTACCTGCTCTAGCCAACCATCCATGTTCTCTACGTTGCGTTCTAGTAGCTTTGCAATAGCTTCCTTAACGATAGATGTTGACTTATTGACCGCACCTTTAGGTCTGCCCTTACCCATATTAGTAAGATTAGCTATTCGTGCATCTTCCTCTATTTTACTGGTGTAATCTGTTTCCATTTTTGCATTACCTTTCTGGTGTCATGCGGTTATTTCTTAATCTAACTTATTTGGCAACTTATCTACCTTGTTAACTTGCACTCCACTTTTCTGTAAGTCATTTAAATAGCGATCTAAATATACCTTTTGTCCTTTTGATAATCCTTTGTATGCTTCTGGAGATACCCATACATTTTGTAAAGACTTTAGTATATTTGATGGCTGCTCAGTTAGCGTAAACTCTCCTGCTCTAGCCATATAAGCAGACTCAAGACCAGGCTTATCAAAATTAGGTCTGCCTTTAAGCCCCTCAGAATTTATTTGATACATAATCCCTTTGTTTTTACCTTGACCTAAAGCCATTTCAGGAGATTCAGCAAAATAAGTAATTGGACTGCCCATAGGATTATTACCTTTTGACATATCCATAAATGATTCACCGCTTACTTCTCTGTATAACTCGCCTTTTGGTAATGGTTTACTAAATCTTGTTATTTCTCCATAATCACCTAATGGCAGTTTTCTAGGAGCTGAACCAACAGCCATACTTAACGCACCTCTAGGAGCCGATCCTACAGAACCACCACCCATAACATTCATTCCAACATTAAGAGCTTCTTCTGGCGGTAAATCGTATCCTTGAGCTGCTGTGTAAGGAGCCGCTAATGCTTTTGCTGCATCGTAAATAAACTGAGGAGCAATTAATCCATATTGTTGACTATATCTCGGCAGTATACTTAAACGATCCTCTCTTGGAGCAATACCAAAAGATTCGTAAGTCTGACGCTCTAATGGAGATAGTAAACCTTGTGGTTTAGCCATATATTTCCTCGTACTTGTCAGGACGGTTAATCCGTATCCATTCTCTAGGTTCTTCGTGGCACTTTGCGTAGTCCATTCCTACTGTCTGCGATCCCGCATGATGGACATAAGCCGTACTGACAAAATGACTGAACCCTGCTTTAGATAGATCATCGCACATAATGTTATCTGAATACCAATTAGTGCTAGGGAATCTTGCTGTCTCAAACGCCTGTTTACTGATGTAAGCAAAAATAGGCGCAATGACCCCTACTTCTTTGATGTGATCTTCTGATGCCCATTTTAACCCAGAGATAGAATCATTAGTAATACTACAACGAATATTTTGATCCCAAAGTACATAATCACTTCTTGCTCCTACGAAACCTAGTTTTTCTGTGTGATTCTTTAGTAGCTCAATATCTGACTGTAGCTTCTCATAAGTTGTCGGAGTTATAACAACGTCATCGTTAGCAATAATAATCTCGTCATACCCATCGTAGAACGCCTTAGCCATAGCTTCGTTGTAGGCATCACCAAAGTTTGTAGATACGTTGTATATCCATGTGTGTACAAGCGCAGCATCCTCAACATTTTTACTGGATAGATATACAGGTATGTTCGGACAATACGACTTTATGCTTAAAAGCAGTATGTTTAAACCGATGTTTCCTGTGCTACAGATGACGATAGCTTGCATAATTATTAATAAGTCTGAGAACTAGGGAAAAGGATTCCCATCACTTAACACAACATCCTAATTCTCAGGCTTTTTAGTAATGCCCCAAAAATATAAATCAGCCGGACTATCGCAAGTCGAGAATCCATACTCTATAAACTTACTCATATCGCAGCTAGATTTAATGTCATGTTCTGTTAGATTACGATAATAGTCACCACAAAACGGTGCGTCTGACCTGCTTGTCCTGCTTGTGCCATGCTCAGGTCTGCCTGTAGTAGCGCAAGTCATAATCACTAACCCTTTGCACATCCTAGCCATATTGTTAAACGTAGCTATCCACTCAGGATTATGCTCAAAGCACTCACAGCTTGCCACTACGTCAAAGGTATTATCAGGGAACTCTAACTTCTCACCGTACTCTACGATGTCAACTCCCTTACCTTCTCCGAGATCCACCCCAATATAGCTACAATTATCAAAAAACTGCCTTATGGAACCGTTTATATCTAGGCTTCCAATCTCCAAGATTCTTTTCTGGGAGAAATATTGCGGAAACTTTTTCTTCAGACTCGATACAAAGTCGAGTTGACTCTGGTGGCTCACTTTTTCTTTGCTTTGTTTGTTTTGGTACGGCTTCCACGCATTGGCAGACTAATCTCAATCTCGATCTTTCCGTTTTTCTTACCATTCTTTTCTTCTTTATCTTCCATCATGCAATTCTTACCGCCTTTGCACTCACCACCTTTACACTTAGGACAAGATTTCATGCCTTTCATTTCTTTTTATTCCTTTCAGATATTGCTGCTGCTTTCTTTTTTGCATCAGCTTTTGAACTTGCACCCCAAGCATTTAGACTTAACAGCAGTCTAGTAGGCTCACCGTTAGGTTTTCTCTCAGCACCAGGCATATTACCCATGCGAGCTAGAAAACTTGCCCTACGTGGATTATCGCCTGATTTAACTGGAGCTTTTAGATCAGAGCCAGGATTCTCAGCTTCGTAAGACTTACGACCTTTCTCGTTAAGTCCGCCTTTAGGATTCTTACCTGCTTTCTTTGTCCAAGCCGCACTCATTTCTTTTTCTTCGCAGTCTTAGCAGCTAACTTAAAGTCTGCCTTAGTTGGCGCACCTTTAGTTCCAGGCTTCTTCATCTTTTCGCCAGAACCTTCTTCTATACGCTTACGTTTAGCGTGAATGTTTGCGTAGAGTCCTGTTTTCATTTCTTACCTTTCTTTTTAGATACCCCTGCCTCGCTGAGAGCGATGGCTACAGCTTGCTTTTGAGATTTAACTACAGGGCCACCTTTGCCTGAATGAAGCTCACCCTTACCGAACTCCTTCATTACCTTGCTAACCTTCTTAGCTGCTTTAGTTTTCTTCATCATTTAAGATTTCCTTTACTTTGTCCAGTAGTTCCCATTGTGTACCATACACACGCTCCCAAGCCTTGCGACCCATTCCATGTATTCCTTTGTTGCCTCTGTGATGTAAAGGACATAAAGGTAAGGTATTAGTATGACTATTTCGTACTCCTAAACCTAATCCTATATCTCGAATATGATGTATCTCGCATGGTGTTTGCGGATAACCTTCATTAAAGCAAATTATACAACCTATATTTGCTACTTTCGATAAATATTCTTTGTCTGATTTCTTCATTGTCTTTTTGTTAATGCCTATTTATTGAGCAGTCATAATTATCTGGTAGCATTCTTTTACAGCGTTCGGGCTGTGTTTACTTGGAGAAATTTTATGATCACAATTACTGTTGGCGATATGGTTATTTATGTTGAGTCCGATGATGTTGTTGAGTACGAGGACGATGTTGAGTTTGAGGACGATGGTTTTGAGTACGATGAATATGGCATAGCTTGGTCTTTCGATGAAGAAGAAGAAGTCTGGTACTGGTACTGTGAAGAAGATGGCGAATGGTACGCAGACGAGTTCGATTACTTTGAAGATGAAATCTAAATAGTAGAACGCTCAAGGAACCGATTAGAAGCCTCCTGAGTACGAAATACGTCAATCCTAGCCTGAGCCGCTATGAGCATCCAGCGTAGCGTCTCAGCCCTTTCTACAGCCTCCCTTAGACCTTCTAATACTGCTTTATACTCTGGATGAGCGTAAGCATCAGCTTCCTTCTCTGCCATCGTATTCTTCATGCTATTTTGAAAACATAACGCTTTCTTTGTTTTCCTAAATTCACTAAGGTAAGTAACTTCAGCTTTAGCCTTAGCGTATTCCTTTGAATGTTTGATTATGTAATCAATCGGAGCGTGCGGATCAGTCATTTTCCACTCTTTAGTAAATTGTTAATTGTTGCAATAGCATCCTCTGGACTCGTTACTACATCAGCCTGTCCTTGCCAGTTGTAGTGCCAGATAACCTGATCTGGAGTTAGTTTCCAGAACTTACTGCCGTCTTTCACCTCTAACAGAAAGTTGTACTTAGCACCGTTCTTATTTAATCCAACCAATAAGTCAGGGCAACCCTTACCTACTGAATGTAAATGTGTAACTGACCAACCCTCAGCTCGTAATGCTTTGACGATCTTACTTTGATTATCGTCTACCCTCTTATACGTCATTGCTACCCCTAGCCTTAATAGCATCGGCAGCAGTTTCAAAAGCAGCCATAACAGTTTCGCTGTGCCATTTCGCAAGATCAAGACAAACAGTAGCACAAGCCTCACGCTCTACTGCTGCGACTAAGTTAGCAAACTTAATAAACTTATCTGACTTTAGCTCTTTAAGCTCTGGCAAGTTCCAAATACCATCAAATAACTCACATTCATCAGCTATTCGTATTAATTCTGTTTTAGTCACGCCAATCTCCTTTTAAGCCTCTTGAGCCACGTTCCCACTGCTCTTTACAATCTTTCTCTAGCTTATCTGCTGCGTTATTTCCTCGCATCTTACGCACTAGCTGTAGATATTCTGATGACTTGTTTCTGTCCTGCGCTCTCCATCGTAATACTTGCCAGACTTCACACCGATGTCTTTCTTCTTCAAAAAACTCGTTCACTTAATCCTCATTATTTAAGTTTTTATTAACCATTTCAATTTTTTTACCTATCCATGCCATTACAGGAACAGCCATAGAATTACCAAGAGATTTATATCTAGGGCCATCAGGTGACTCATCAGACTTGCGCCAAGGAATGTTAGTGTAATTATCGCAGAAGCCCTGAAGACGCTCACATTCTACAGGGGTAAGTCTACGCACAGCCATACTAGATGCATAGACTGCCGCTACTTGGTTTGTTACCTCGCTTGATTGTGGCGATCTACTTGGATCATTAGCTGCCGTTAATGTAGGAGCGACTACTGATTGCATAACTTTAGGGCCTGTATGCGTTGGGCCTGCCATATCTGCTGTTAATGTTGCAGATGTATCTCCTTGCAATGAATAAACTAAGTCAGTAGGACTTTTATAATCTCTTGCGCTTATGGTAGATGCTATTGGTGCAGTTCCATATTCACCAGAAGATTGTCGATCAAATGTAGCTACACATTCTTCGTGGTTGTTGCGACTGATTCCAAAGCGTGCCGCAATAGTTCCGGCAACTTCTTCCCCCTGCTTTCTGCTCGGCGCAGTATCCCTGCGCAAGCTTTCTGGCTCAAAAAGAACTTCTGCGGCAGGTTTCCAGTCTCCAAAGTATCCGACAACGAACACACGTCTGCGTCTTTGGGCCACTCCGAAATACTGAGCGTCAAGCACTCGATATGCGAACCCATACCCGAGTTCTGCCACCGCCCCGAGGAAGGAACCAAAGTCCCTTCCGCCACCTGAACTGAGGACACCCGGCACGTTTTCCCATACGAACCACTTTGGTCTAAACTTGTTAAGAATTCCGCAATAGGTGAGCGCAAGGTTTCCTCTTGGATCATCAAGTCCTTTTCTGAGTCCGGCAACGGAAAATGATTGGCAAGGTGTTCCACCGACCAGAAGTTCAACTGCTTGGTTTCCAAAATCCCACTCCTTAAATTTAGTCATATCTCCTACATTTTGCACATCAGGATAATGATGAGCCAATACAGCAGATGGAAAAGGTTCAATCTCTGAATATGCAACAGCTTTCCAACCTAGTGGATGCCATGCTACTGTTGCTGCCTCTATGCCGCTACAAACAGATAGATAATTCATCCTCTAAATCTACCCTTGTTATCAAAGTCCATCGTAGCTCCACCCCAAGTCTCAATAAACTGCTGACTAGATTGATGGTAATAAAGTCCGTACATCTCTTGAGCCTCACCGTTGCGCTGTTTCTCGCACATCAAGTAAGCGTCAGGTAAATCCTCCTCGTACTTCTCACCATTGCGCTTACGATTCTCTTTCTGCTTATTGCGCCACATTAAGAATACGTTATCAACCTGATCCGTTATAGCCCCAGTACCTTTGATGTCGTACTTACCAGGCTGAACTTCCTCAGACTGTAGCTTGCGGATATGGTGGATCAAGTGAATGTGTACGTTATGATCTCGTGCCAATGCAGTTAGTTCATCAACAAAGTATTTCTGCTCGTTGAAATTATCCTCAGCATTACAAACTTTCATTAGTGAGTCAATAAAAATATGCTCGATGCCTAGCTCAACAGCACAGTACCTAGCCATTGCAATAGTCTGATTCGGAGTTGTGGAACCTTGCTGATCGTAAATGTAGAGATGCTCTCCTGCAAACTGGTTAAATCGCTGAGTCAATCCTTTTATGTACTTCTCTTTATCGTTAGTAAGTGGATCATCAATAAACTCACCAGCAAACTGTCTAAGCATCCTATGAATGGTGCTAGTAGGTTTCATCTCAAATGACGCAATAACGCACTTACGTTTCTGCTTAATCAAATGTAACGCTATCTGACCAGTTATTAGAGACTTACCGCCACCGTTACCGCCAGCGTATAAAGTTACCTCACCTAGACGAAAGTTAAAGTCATCCTGTGTCTTAGTCCACGGCATTTTTGCATTATCGTTAATAGGTGGATTAATGTAGTTCTCTGTGATCTCATCAAGCCAATCTGAAACAATACGAACCTTCTGACCTACATCGTTATTTTTTAGATACTTTTCTACGTCAATATCCTGTGATTTAAGTAATCGTGTCTTACGTTCTTCGTCTAGCTGTACCGATACTAATTCTAAATTTGTAGTCATCTTATGTGCCTCGCTGCTTCAATGATCCGTTCTTGTGCTTGTCTCAAACGTGATCTGTCATTATCATTTAATTTAACTCCGTTAGCTAGATTACTTGCAGCCACAGATACCAGTACGGACTCGAACTCAATAACCCTAAGTAAGTCTGTTGCGTAAAAAGCATTTTTAACTTTAGGCTTGTGATGAGATAACTTACCCTCTTTAGGAAATAATTCACCTATATCCATTCCGATAGCACCAACTATTTCCTGCACAGAGCAACCACCAAAGCATTTCAATAGGATACGACCATCTTCTGCCTCTCTAATCGCTAAGGAAGGACTACGATCTTCGTGGCTAGGACAACAAGCAGTCCATCTACCTCTGCCACCTTTTACTTTCGTTAGACGATTGAGTAAGTTTTCTATGCTCATTTAGCACCTCTTAGTCTGCCATCGAATTCTTTTGGTTTTGCATTAGGACGTTTGAACTCAGAAGATTTTCTTAACCATGTACGTAAAGCAGCATCCCAATCTTTCATAACACTACCTTTAGACTCATGGAAATCCTCAAACATCTTAAATTCATGTTCTAACGATAAACCTAGCTCTTTTGCTAACTCTAAGTGTCTATCGTTAGCTTTAAAGTTTTCAGGTTTTTGTATGAATTGTTTTTCTGGTTTTTTTGCCTTTGCTTCTACCTCTCCCTCTGTCTCTGTCTCTGTCTCTGTCTCTGGGATAGCAAGTTGCTTGCAGTTTGCTAGCACTCCGCTAGCGTCAACAAAGAATCCTTTAGAAATCAATGGTTTAAGTCCATCGTTAATTTCTTTTGTAGTCATACGTAACCTAAATGCTAATTCGACAACATCAGCATTAAATTCACCATTTTTAGCTTCAGATGCTAGCAGCCAGAGTAATGGTGCTATCGCTTTGCTAGCAATTGGCAAGCACATAAAATCACGATCATTTAACAGATCACGATGTAATTTAATCCAGGGAGGGTTACGGTCTTTGTAATGCTGATACTCTGACCAGTTTTTAGGGCGCAAAATCATATATACCTCACGTTATTGGTAGTCGTTACAGTAGGTGGGATAAGGCAGGACGGTAACGAATCGTCTTTTCGGGTTGCACTCCCTAGCCATTCCCATAGAACTATACGCTTTTGTTCCTGATCCTGCAAGTTTTACAAATATCACTATTCTTAAACTGGATTATTGACCGACTACGCTTGCAAGCCGGACATAACTTCGTGGAGAACTGATAAGTCGTTTCCTGTTTCTTCTTTTGCTCCATTTGACAACCCTATATGACAGAAGTCTCGTAAAACCTGACCTCTTGGTGATACTTTTGGTAAAAAATACTTGCTTGATAATGGCGTAAACGGCTTAGGCTCACGAGGCTTAACGTAATCCACACCTTCTAGCTTAATACCCTCTTTGAGCTTGCCAGAAGGGCTGTAGGAGCCTTTATACTCCTTGAGCAACCCTTCCCTTACCAACTCGTCAAACTCGCACCTGAGGCTCGCTAAAGTGGGTGCGTTCATCATTCCGTAATTCTCAACGAACTGTTCCGTATTTAACGGATAGTCTTTGAGGAAATACATACAGATTCGCCACCTTTTAGTACCTTCTTTTGGCAGCTCTTGAAACATATCACTCACTCTATTTATCTCCTAAAAACACCAATTCCTCTAATTTTTGTTTCTTCTGGTTTTGCTAATTTTGTTTTGAAGTAAGTTTCTTTTCTGTAGGCATTTTCATTGCGCTCTCTTTTAATTTGATAAGCATTATTTAGTAAGTCTTTGTGCATATTTCTATTTGTTTTTTGACACTTTAATCCACTTTTACCTAGCCAATTTAATATTTTAATATCGTCAGCAGGATCACCGTCAAATAACTTATCGCTTAATGGCTTTAGTTCTGCGCCAACAAATACAGCAACCCTAATCGGAAGCCATTTAGGAGTACGGATTAACTCAGGATCAGTAATACAAATATTGTAAGGACGCAACCAATACCGCAAACGATCACAGGTAATATCCTTACGCCACGCCTTAATTAACATAGCATCGTAAATTCTTTGTTTTTCTTCTTTATTCATGGTTTTCACCGTCATTTTTGGAATATTCCATGTCTTTGTTGGGAATATTCCGTTTACGCCATAACGAATTGGTTTTCTCTAGCTGCTCTTTGAATTCTCTAGTCTTTTCACGTATCTCGTCTAAGCGATCTTCACGCTCGTTATATTCACGCTCGAACTCTTTAAACCATACTGGATCTCTCATTTCCATCTCCTATAACATTAATAAAATAGTAACTGCCACACCTAGTGATACAGCTACCAACACTCCTACAACCAATCCTTTTGCTGCTAATCCTATTAATTTATTCATCGTTTCCTCCAATGAACGGATAGCTTGCCATAATTTTGTATTTCTGTGTGTAAATTTATTTTATTTATTTTTATAAATAATTGTTGACTTTTGTTTATAAATGGAATTACTATATGTTTCATCAAATAAACACAACGAGGGAGAAACAAATGGACTTAACAATATACAAGCAAATGCCTGATCTGCCAAATATGGACGAAGATTTTCTTAACGACTTAGACGATACGCTACTAGGCAGACCAGCAGAAGATTATGAGTGTGCAGAGCAAATGCAGATACGCCAAGCAATAGAAGATGAGGAAGAATCAGAAGCGCAGTACCAGCGTGATTTACGTGAATTTAAACTCTCAAGGAGAATATGGTGATCGATAAATGGGCTATGGCTGAAATGACTTATGTTCTACGCTTGATGGTAGATAAATTTGAGCGTAGGGAATTGTCAGTAGATGAACAAAACGTGTTAATGATGGCGTACGAGGCTTTAAGAATACCATCGTGAAGTTCACGAGATGGCTAACATGATGGAGGACATGGAATGATTAAATGGCTAGATGAGCATCAGTTGGTTATAATCGCAGTCTTGTTTTTTTTATGGGTAGTATGTTCAAGTTTTGACTAATTCAGGAGATAAATAAATGGAAGATTTTAAAGTTTACGCTAAGTTACAAAAATGTCGTGTAGAACTACAGAACATGGAGTTAAAGAAGTCAGGACATAACAAATTTCAAGGCTACAAATATTTTGAGCTGCGTGATTTTTTGCCAGCTATTAACACGCTATTTGACGTATACGGTCTTTGCTACTCATTACAGTTTGACCGAGATATGGCAAATATGTTTGTGGTAGATGTAGATACAGGTAGCTCAATTAAGTTCTGCTGCCCTATGGAGCCAGCAGTATTAAAAGGTTGCCAGCCAGTCCAAAATCTAGGTGGAAGTCTGACCTATATTTCGAGATACCTACTTTGCCTTGCGCTTGCGGTCAGCGAGTCTGACATTGTAGATGCCTCTGAGCCTTTAAAAGATAAAAAGACTATATCTGCTACTGATGGTGCTAAAGATGCCTTAGATGCCCGTTTAGCAGCCTTAGTGGACAAGTTATCGAGTCATATTCAGGCGCAGTTTGACGCTGGTAATGAGTGGGCTGCTTTCGAGGCTTGGGATTTACGAGATCAAAAAACCTTTGATGAAACAGCAACAACAGCAGTATGGTCGCAGTTAAGCAGCAAATGTAAGTCAACACTTAAATTAATGGCTCAAGAAGCTAAAGGATAAATAAATGGCATACGAAGCGAAAGCAGGTACATTTTCCCTATTTAAAAATGACAAGAAAGAAAGCGATAAACACCCCGATTACAGAGGCGATGGGAAGGATGCAGAAGGTAATCCTATCTGGGTATCCGCATGGCTAAAAGAAGGCAAGTCAGGCAAGTTTATGAGCTGCTCGTTTAAACTTAAAGATGAACAAGCAAAGCCAAAAGCCGAGAAGTTTATTGATGACGATTTATCGGACGTCCCGTTCTGATCTACGAGGGAACACTAGCGTAAGATACCTTATATGAAGTATATGGATTTAAAGCCATATTTGAGCGTGTAAGGGGGCTAGTAAGTACCTCACCTAATAGTCCAGCTAGAGGTGACTTATAACGCTAGCAGCAGGGGCTACTCGTCTCCTTCGGACATCACTCTCAGTAGTGACCCTGCACCAACTAAGGAAAATAATGAAATTGCTTGATTACTTACAAAAGACTTATGACGTTAAGAATGACCGTCAGCTTGCACTAAAGCTAGGATTTAGCACACCTACGTTATCTAAGATTCGGACAGGTAAGTATCCAGTTAGCGCAGATATGATTATCGCTATACATGAGACATTCAAGATGTCGATTAAAGATATAAAGGCTTTACTATGAGGATATGGTTTTTGTTAGGAGTTAGCTTGATGTTAATTGGCATTACATTGGCTATACACGATCAACTAGAGCATGAGTACGAGCGAGGATTCCAAGATGGGCTACACGCTTTAAGCTCAAAGAAAGTCGATAATATTTGTTTGCAGTGGTGGTTTCAGTCTGATCTGGAGGCAGCTAAAAAGAGAGCTTGTGGTAAGTAATTAAACCTTAATAACTTGACCTCTGAAATATACCAATCCTTCTTCCTCGTCTATAACCTCACATAATTCTGGAGGCATCAATCGACCTTCATGGAATGTGAGGACAGCGAAACCTGAACGATGGTTGACTGGGGAGTCTTCCCCATAACTGAAGGCATCAGCGTTAACTGGAGATAGTGTTCCAGTATCCACGCCATAACGAGTTTTTAAGTTACTGAAATCCGTCCACGCCATAACCTTTAGGCTGTGCAAATGACCAGTACAAAAATTTATCCCTGATTTCAAAATATTGTTATGGATCGCGTGAATACCGTTATGCCATCTATGTTTAATCATAGTGTGATCGTTAATCATTAGAGACATTGAGAATCGCCACATTGGAAAATGCTCTGCCAAGCTCATCCCCATTACACCCTTGAACGTATCTCCTACTTGTTGTTGGAGCCTAGCATTAAAACGAAGGTCGTGATTTCCGTAGCAAAAATGCAACTGTGCGTTACCAGCAGCTTTCTGAATCTCCTCTAGCCTATCCTGACACGCTTCCAACTCCTGTTTAACCGATGGTAGCGATTGCCACGTACCACCTGCCGGATGACGGCTAATGGAAGCACCGTCAAACGCATCTCCGTTAATTACACAGATCGTAGGTTTTAACTCTTTGATAAGTTTTACAAACGCTCTATGAGCTGTGGAGATTACGTCAGGCCAGTAATGGCAGTCAGAAGCCACTAGAACGACTCCAGAGTCGATTTCTGTGGTTGCCCTAACTCCGTTAACAGGATAGAAGATTTTAGCGTCTGGGCTGTTTTTAGCGACTGCTGCGAGCTTAATTCCTTGACGAGCTTCTATACTGCGTCTGCGCTTGTGGACATTACGAACGTCTATCTCTAAATGATCCGCAACAGCTACAGCACTGCCTAATTTACCCCACAAAGCAATAAACTCAGATTCAGTCGTTCTCATAAGTCCTCTAGGAAACGTAGCGCACGAACTCACCGCACCATTCATCGGATGCGGTTAGTGCAAAAGAAAAAGAAACACCGCCATCAGTCTCTGGCAGTAAAGTAGGAGGGAGTCGGTGACATTCGCCTAAGTCTGCATCTTTATCTGGTTTAAAGAAAGCACACGATAGGCATCGGGGCATACAATCGTCAGGAATCTTAGAGACATTTCCTTTTTTCGACATCTTGCACAACCTTTTCTAGTTCTTCAATACGATATTGCTGGTACTGAATTATTCTATTGAGTTCGTTATACAAAGCACGAGTATTGTTTACTTCTTCTTTCGATAACAATAGATTGCCATTATCATCTAAACTTGCAGCAGTTGCAACACTAGCAATTAAAAATAAAGCAATCCATTTCATATCTAACTCCTATAAGTATCACGCTCATGTGTCCTGCGTCTTACAAGACCTTTGAACTCTTTACCTGCTGCAAAGCGATATAACATGAAAGCATCTGCTGCACCATCAAAGTCACCTCGATTATGTCGCATACGGATACTGGACTTCTGTAATGCTCCTAACCCTGCGTTAAAAGCAAAGCTGACCAAAGCGTCAAACCGCCCTTGAGTAAGATTAGCAGGGCAAAGACGTAGTACGCCTCGCTCAAAACGTGAAAGATCGTCCTGCAATACTTGATCCACTTCTGCATCTGTAAGAGTCCTATTCCATTCTGCTGGACATGGTAATTTACCTGCTGCTTTTGCTTCTTTACGTTGGTCTAGCGTCATCTTTTGCTGCTCAATAGACGCAATTAAATGTCCGACACCAGTAGTCCAAAGTAGAACAACATCGAGGTAAGGCTTCTTCCTTACCCCCTCATGATGAGCCATTACCTCTCTGGCTTTTGGTGACATTTTCATTTTTTACTAAACGCCTGTGTACCGAACCAAAATGCTACGACTGATGACCAAATGATCTGAGTCTCATCATCCCATAGGATATTCATTGCTGCGTCAAACGCTACACCAGTCTTAATAGCGTAGTAGAAGCCAAAGATGTCTACGAATACGAGTAATCCAAATAAACCAAAGGTAATAGCAGGACGAACGATAGCTCTCATGTTAATTACCCATTGAGAAGCACCTTTGCCAATCTCTATATCGTGAGCATACAAAGCCTGACGTTCTTGTACGTTAGCCTCAATCTGTAAATGCTGTGTATGGATTTCTTCAATACGTTCCTGAGCCTGAAACCCTGCTGCCTGAGATTTAAACTGCTGATCTAACTGCATCTGAGCTAACTGTAGTTCGTGTTTCTTATCCTGTCTATCCTGAAAGAAATCTAATAGCTTAGGTAAACCGCCAGTTAAAAACGAAATTATCGTAGAAAATAAAGTAATCATTAATCTCTCCAGTGAAACATACTATAAATAAAATACAAGATAGCTGTAGCGCAAGCAGTACCTACTACAGCCGCAATAATGTTTTGAATTAACTGAATCCTCTCAGCCTTCTTCCTAGCGATCTCACGTAACCTAACCCTAGCTATACGAGCTTCTTCTTCAGCTTCTTCTTTAGCAGCAGCTACGATAGCGTCCCTACGAGCGCACATCTCCTCGTATAGACCAGTTTCTTCTGAGTTATTGTAGATAAGCATCTCACGTAGTTCGACCTCTAGTCTGTACAGCTTACGTGATGCAAAGGTAGCGTCTAGTGCTTGTTTGGTTGCTTGCGATAGCGTTATATTCGGATTCTTCTTGGCTACCGTATCAACAACAGCAACAGACTTAATTTCGGCTTGTTTTTCAAAGAACGTAGAGATGTCGTGATAACACTCTTGTATATCTTTACCTAATGCGATGGCTCTCTTGACTCCAGCTACAGCAGCCTCCGCAGCAGCAAAGGCAACTGCAACTTCAATCATTTTGGTAATTGTCCGTTAGAACCTAGCCACATTAATAGGAATAAAGCACCAGCACCAACTATCCAGAATATCTTCTTAACGACAGACTTACCGACTTCCTCGTAAATCTTCTTAAATGCCACCTCAGCAGCACGTTCAGCTATCTTCTCTATTTGCTCGTCAGATAAGTTGATGTCAGACATGATTTATCTCTACTTAGGATATTTATCTTTAACAGCCTGAATAGCTGCCTTCCATGCGTCAATTCCACCGTGATATAACAAGTCAAATTGATCTTCAAACGATGGATATTCAGCAGCTCTTAATCTCTGGTATTCCGTAGCTGCCAATTCAGCAACTATTGTAGCGTATTGAGGGAACGCAGCAGCTAATTCCTCTGACGTTGGAATGGTCTCAAAATATACCTCATCAGCAGAAATAAACTGAGGCTCTAGGCAATCCCTAGAATAAAAACCATTATTAGAATATGCTCTCATACCCAGTTACCTATTGAAAGATTAGAGCCAGATGCGCCAATTGGATAAATATAGAAAAATGAACCTGCATTATTTCCATATCCAGCAGTACCAGGAGCATTATTAGTTTGCTGTAAAGGAACAAAAGTACCAGCAGCATTAATTGATACAGTTCCTCTTAAAATAATTGGCTCATAAACAATGCCAGTATAGTTACCAGTTACCAAAGTAGCTGTTGTTTGATTAATTAATCCAGTATTAAAGTTTGACTGTAAAACCTGATTAAAGCCAGATGCGCTACCAAAAGAAGTAACGTAATAAGCAATATTATTAACCGTAGCTGACCCACCAAAAGCAGTAAAAATTCCATGTCCTGTAGCAGCTCCAGCAGTTCTTGATAGCATATAAACTGCCTCAAACCCATAAACTGTAGACGCAGATACATTCACGCCTTTAGCCGAATGTATTGCTGTACTTGATACTGTTTGAGATACGCTAACTGTATATGTACCTGCGCCACCAGTACCAGTTCCTAGTGCAGTTATACGTGTTCCTGACGTTACGCCAGTTCCGCAAATTACCTGACCTACAGCAAATGTACCAGCTACAGTTCCACCTACAGTTAATGTAGTTGTTGATATTGAAGATGCTGTTGATGTTCCACCACTAAATACAGGCTGACCAATAGCAGCTAAACTAAGTCCAGTAGGATCATTAGAATTTAATCTATATAATTGTCCTGATGGCATAACTCCACGCTGTAATGCTACAGGAGTAAAGTAAGGAGCTAATCCATCATACTCAAAAGCACCCGCTATAGGAGTCGTTACAAGCGTACCAGAAGCGAAATCTAACGGAGCTAAAGTAGAAGTACCTGCTCCTACCAAAGTACCTGCTTCTAGCGTTTTATTAGATACTGACTGAGTATCTGTAGTACCAACGACTGCCCCTGCCGGATTACCTATGCCACCAGCAGGAAAAGTTACGCCAGAAGTACCGTCAATAGTAATAGGCATTATTCATCCGCAGGTAATGGAGTGTTGCCAGCCTCAACCCAAGCCTTAAACTCTGGATAATCTTCTGTGCAAGTTAAACGACATAAACCATCGTCATCTATACGAGCGTAGATTGTTTTTCCTTCAATAACTGAATGAATTTTATAAATCATAGTTCAACACTCCATCCAAAATATGCGCTATCACCACTAGCCGATCCAGTTCTTCCAGATATTGTTCCACCAGCAGTTAGTCCTGAAGCTACTGTTAAGGCCACTTGACCGGCAAATGTTTGACCTGAAGTAAATAATGGAACAGAAGAACAGTTTGCAGCTGAACTGCCAGCATATCTAATCGCATAGTTTGCAGCCGTTCCAGACTGCTCTAAAGCTGTAGGTGCAATTCTCATTGTTACTGGAAATGGAACAGTAAGTATTCCGACCGTAGTTGTTGCAGCAAAACCATTTAAAGAAACGTTTGCTTCATTTCCTAAAGATGGGCCAACACGATAATAATACCTCTGACACAAAGCTAACTCAGTCCCATAAGGTCTGTAATCAAAGCTAGTAGCTGTAGTACCCTTCTCTAGTTGTACGCCAGTAATGTAGAACGTAGCACCGTTAGTGCCTACTACTGATGTTGCGCCTGTCGCTGAGAAAAGATTACCAGCACCCCATGCTCCAGCAGTCCCAGATACAGTAGCTCCAGTTCCAAGACTAAATACTACTGTTATACCTACACCATTAGTTGTAAGCCATGTTCCAGACGTATCACCAGTAATAGTAATTGTTTCTTTTTCCCATGTATTAGCAGCAGTAACTGTGTAGGTAAATGGGTAAACTCTATTTTCTGCGCTGTTTTTAATAGCACCGCCAAACGTACCTGTTAAAGAACTACGAACCCAAAACGATAAAGTTACCGTTGCAGCATTAGCAGTACCCCAAGCTAAGTCAGCAGCATTTAAACCTTCTATTCTTTGGGCAATACCAAATGTTTCAGATGATCCTACTGTGTAAGCAGATAAAGATGTAACTCCAAGATAATTAGTAAATCCAACAGGAGGCGTTACAGATGCCGCATTTTGCTGAACGCTAAATTTTGATGCTTGAGATAAATAACTGTTCCATCTATCAAGTGTATAAGTTGGGTTTGTAGTAGGAGTAACACTCGCACCAGCATTACGCTGATCTATTCTCATGTCACCGTTAATAATACGATTCTTAAACAAAGAAGAACTAGGAGAAAATACACTACCGTTAGAATCTGTTATTGAGTCTGCGTTTACTGTTCCGTATGGCATCTTATACTCCCTTGTTTTCTGCTAACTTAGCTTCTTCTGCTAATCTAGCTGCTTCATCATTTACTATCTTGGCAGCATCGTAAGCCGCTTGTTCTTCAGCCGTATATTCGACTTGAGTAACTTCACCAGTTTGTACGTTTACAACGATTCTATGTGTCATGATTATTTACCTACATAAAAATTAGTATGAATCAAAGGCTTTGCTTTTAAATATGCTTGTGATGCTTCTTCAACAGTAGCAAACTCGCCTAAATGTATTTGTTTACCTTTATGATTTATTTTTGCCCTAAATTTACTTCCGTAACGGTAAACTCCACGATAACCTAAAGAACCATGTTTTCTAGGTAACACATCATTTTCCATATTTTCTTGCTGTGTTACACAACGCAAATTATCCCATTTATTGTCTAATTTGTTACGGTTTTTATGGTCAATTTTATCTTTAGGCATTTCACCTGTCATATACAAGTAAGCCAAACGATGCAAATAATATCTTTTTTGTTCTATGCAAGTTTCTAAATATCCTGCCTTTGTTAAACTTCCTAAAGAATCTCCAACTTTTCTTGTTGTCCCATGACGATGTTTTGCCAATGTAAATATTCCAGTATCAGGATCATATTTAACAAGTTCTTTAAGTTGTGATTGAGTAATCATTTTATTCAAAAAGTATGTTAATTGTTCCAGCGTCAAATGTGTCTGTGCCGTTAACTGTAGTAATGCGTACTCTGTCTAATGCGCCACCAAGAGTAACGCTTCCTGAAGATTGACCTACAACAGCAGCATTTGAATAAGTAAAAACACCTGATCCAACATAAGCATTTGAACCTAAAAGACATATAGTATATAAAGAATGTCTAACACTAGCTGCTGCTCCAGTTTGATCTAAACCGAATCCAGATGTAAATGCTACTCCTGACTGAGTGGGATAAATACCAGCAGTCCCTAAATATCCTGAAGTTGTAACGCTACCTGATCCTATTTGAATCTGCATTAAACTTGTGCCGTTTGTACTAACACCACTAAACATTACAGTAATGCGCTTTATTCCTGTAGGCAAAGAAGTAAAATCAATACTTGTGCCTGACGTAGATGCAATAGCAGTACCAGAACGAATACCGCCTGATACGCCACCTGATGCAGTTATAGTGCCAGTTATAACTACGTTTCCAGAACCATCCACCGTTACAGCAGTAGCACCTGAACCTGATCCAGTAACAATATTTAACGTACCGCTAGTGTCTGTAGATATTGCAGTACCACCGTTGGTAGAATTTCCCGCCACGATAGAATTGGCCATTCTTAACTCCTATTCTTACAATTATTAAAATGCCATCTAGGCATTGTCGCAGCACCACCAGTTTTATTGCAGTGCGGGCAAGTTATTAAATGATACTTTCTTCCCAAATGAGCATTTCTTATCTTATCTTTTGTTTCTTGTGTATGAGGTTTTGCGTTTTTATGACTTTCCCTCATCTTTTGTATTGATTCTTCGGTATGCTTAATACCTTTTCTTTTGCTTGGCTTTCCAATCTTAGATAGAATCATTTTTTGTACTGATTCTGGACTTGATTTTATTCCTTTATTCCAAGCAGCCTGTCCTTTTTTAAACTGAGTTTTATTCTCAACATTTTTATTAACTTTAGGAACACGTAATT